GGTAGTGATATTCGCGCCGTTGATATTTGTAGCTCCGGCGGTCGATAAACTCGTGATCGTTACAAGCCCGCTTATATTAACATGATCCGCGCTGATTTTTACCGTACTGGGCGCGCCGTTTATCGCTTCGACGATAATACTTGCGCTGACCGTCCCGGTAGTGCCGACGAGTTTTCCATACCCGACAACAAGGGCGATACTTGAAGTGTGACTATTGACCGTCTGTGTAATCGAGTTTGTCGTTGATATAGTCGCGTATGTGCCGCTGACCGCCGAAATGATTTTAGCCGTTCCGGTCGTGCCGTCGATGTACTGCCCGATACTGGTATTTAACGTGATTGTTTGTACGTAATTGCCCATATCCGATATTTTTTGGAATGTTCCCGTAACTGCCGAAATGATCGAGGCTTGTCCGGTCGCGCCGTTGATATACTGCCCGATACTGGTGTTCAAATTAGAATTTAATACATAATTCCCCATGTCCGAGATTTTTTGAAACGTCCCCGTCGCCGCGGAAACTATTTTCGCGATACCCGCCGAGCTGTCGATGTACTGCCCGATACTTGTATTCAACGTATTGTTCAATACGTAATTACCCATATCGGATATTTTTTGATACGTGCTGCTTGCCGCCGATACAACCGCCGCTTGTCCGGTCGCGGTGTTTATAAACGTTTCGATTCCGGCGTTCAAATTTGTTATTTTCAAATATGAACCGTCCGCCTGCGCCTGCGTTATATAATTTTTTCCCTCGACGAACAGTTTTATATAACCCGTCGTGTCGAGTATTTCCGCGAGTATGACCGCTTCGATCGTTGAAACCATTCCGTCAACGGCGGTTTCGGTGTGCTGCAGCCGGACTTCAAATTTTCCGATCTCAAGGATCATTTCCGCTACGTCGCTTGACGCTTTATTTGCGGTTTTTTCCGCGTCCGTGATCCGCACGTCAAAAGTTTCAACTTTTTTTGAAGTTTCGTTCGCCGTTTCTTTTGCGTCGTCCGCTTCCTTCTTAATCTCCCATATACCGTCCAAAATATCCGGTACATAATCGCCCACGTCAATGGAAACCTCAAACGGATCATACGGGTTATAGTCTATGCCTATGATACGCGTGTAATCGTTTATTCCGAGTTTGTCATATTTGACATATAGATTATCGCCAGCGCAAAGTATCGTTTTACGCCCGAGCGTCAAATTGTATGTCGTCAGATTTTTCAGTACGTCGCGGTTTTTGCTTAGTTCAACAACGTTATCAGTATCGAGCAGGTTGACATATTGAACGCTGCCCTTGTGTTTTCGCAGATGTATTATATATCCGTCGTATTCCAGTTCTAATCCGGTAAGTCCGGCGATACTGTTCAATACCGTGCGCCTGTATGTGTTGCCGTGAACCCCGAGCGTTATATCCTGCGTCGATTCTATCGAGCCGATTATAAACGGCGTACCCTCAAAGATGATATTTAACGCGCCTGTGATATTTCCGGTATATTCATATCCGTCTGAAACTCTCTCATTGAGCGAATAACTGATATGTTCGCAGTTTACTTTACAAATCGGCTGCTTGCCGTATTCGCCGATCGCGTAGCTTATAACGTTGAAATACTGACCGCTATAATGTACTTTGGTATTATCGTTGATTAAAAACGATTCCGCGCCGATTGTAGTAAAATTTATTGTGTACTCGCCGTTTACGCCTTCGCGCACGGACGCGCCCATGACAGTTTCAAGCGGTGTGAGCTGTCCGTTATTGTTTAATATTATTTTCAAGTGACGCTACACCTCCTTTTTCACCTCACTATACACCATATTTTTTATTCATTTTTTCTTTGTTTGATTAGGTATCGCGCGCGTAGGCGCGTACTTCTAATAAATAACTACTTAAATATACTTTAAGGTACTTTAGGCGCAGGCGCGCGCGTGCGCGTATATATGTAGCAACTTCGGAAAACACGTTTTTTAACTACGACCTTTTGATAGTTAACTACGACCTTTTGACAGTTAACTACGACCTTTTGACAGTCTGAACTACGACCTTTTGACAGTCAAAAAAAGTTACACACAAAGTTATCCACAGCGGTTTTTCTACTTTTTTGTTAATTTTCATATTTTTTTACTACCTATATTGATTTTTGTAGTATTTTATGATATTATGAAATAAAATTTAATTTTGAGGTGCGTTATGGATAATAAAATGATAGTATATGACAAAAAATATTATGCGGTTATGGCTAATGATATTGTCAAAGGAAAACAGGAAATGACCTTGATGGAAGCAAGAATAATCCGTCTGCTAATTACGCAAGTTGTCAAGCAAGACCCAGAATTAAAAACATATACCTGTCGGATTCAGGATTTAGCCGATTTTTTAAATATTACAAGCGATAATATATACCGTAATATTAGTGATATTTGTGATAATTTGTTAAAAAGATTGGTTAGAGTAGGAACAAAGAACCCAAAAGAACCTTGGAAAAAATTTCAATGGATTCAATTAGCGGAATACGACGGTAAAGGTAATATTACGCTTAAATTATCAGAACAGATTGCCCCTTTTGTATTGGAATTAAATTCATGGTTTACGCAGTATCAGCTTGAAAATATACTTGGATTTAACAGCTTTTACGCGATCCGTATTTATGAAATATTAAAATGTGATAGTGGAATAACCAGAGATGAACAAAGTGAGTTTACATATAAACTCGATTATCTTCGTGAAATATTCAACTGTACAGAGAAATATAAAAATATTAATGATTTTATTAAGAAAGTTATAGAAATAAGTGTAAGGGAAATAAACGATAAATCCGACATTCTGGTTTCATATGAGTTGAAAAAGACAAGCCGGAAATTCACCGATATTATTTTCACCGTAGGCATTAACGGCAGGAATTATATTAAGCGGCGAAATGAATCGATATTAAACGCAAAATAATTTCACTTCAACCGACGCTGACCCCCGCAACTCTCATTTTGCCTTGATTAACGTCGTACTGGAGCCTTGAAACGGTTCTCGCGAACTTATTGCCGCCTATATCTATGGGGATAACTAACTCATAATCCTGTACGCCGGCGGTCGGCGCGTTTGCGTGCCTGAACGCTGTATTTACCGCAAGGTTATAATCCGTATTTATAGCCTTCTGCATTTCCTTGTTGACGGATTTCATCTCTTTGGAGAATCCAACGCCAACGCCTTTAGCCAAATTAACGCCGATTTCCTTGTCAAATAAAGTTGAAGGTGAGTTTATTCCAAAAAAGTCTTTGAACCCGTCTACTATACCCTTGCCGAAGTCCGCTACTTTTTTGCCGAAGTCCATTAGCCCGTTCCATATACCGGAAAGTATATCTTTGCCCAACTGTATCCAGTCGGTTTTCGTGATGGTGTCCCATATATTTTTTACGATGTCTTTTGCTGTTTCTACTACTTTTGGAATCGCGTCCGCTATACCCTTTATAACGTTAAATAACAGTTCAGCTCCTGCTTTAAGTAATTGAGGAGCTGCTTTTACTATCCCTTCTGCAAGTTTGATTATCAGTTTCGGGCCTACCATCAATAATTTAGGTAGCGCTTCGATTATTGCCGTAATTAACTTACCGATTATTTCCGGAGCTTTTTCAATAAGTATCGGTAACGCATCCATGATACCGTCTATTAACGCGAATACTAAATCAATCGCGCAATCAATAATCAGATCGAGGTTGTCAAGTAAAGTTTCGACTATTGTGAGCAGGGCTTTAACGGCTGCGGGTATCAGTTTTGGGAGTGATTCCGTTAATCCTTTTACAAGTTCTATTATAATTTTTATTCCCGCTTCGATTATATCCGGCAGATTATCGATCAGAGCGTTGACGAGCGTCATGATAATATCCAACGCCGCTTTTATAATTTCCGGCAGCCGTTCCATCAATCCGTTTGCGAGCGTTTTGATGATTTCTATAGCTGTTTTAATTAGCTCCGGCAAACCTTTTATTATAGTATCAACAAGCATTAACATAATATCTGTCGCTGCTGAAGTTATTACCGGCAGGTTGTTTTTTAATGCGTCGCCTATAGCTTTTAAAATCGTTGTACTCGTTTCGATAAGCGACGGAAGCGCGTTTGTAATTTCCGTTATAATATCGGCTATTATAGGACCTACTGCTTCTACAAGTCCCGCAAAACCGTTCTCTTTAAAATCCGCCGATAGCTGATTTATGTAACCCGTGGCTTTATCTACCATACCTTTTAACGTTTTGTCGTTGCCTTTGTGTATAGAAATCAACAAATCGTTAAAGCCGTTTTTCATTACTTGTATTCTGCTTTCCAGAGTTTCGTATCTCTGGGACGCTTCTTTTGTCAAAGCGGTATTATCGTCCCACGCTTCGTTTGCCATATTGACTGATTTAGTCAAAATATTATTTGACGTTGACAAAGCGAGTATAGCGTTGGATAAACGGATTTCTGTCAGTCCCATTTCGTCAAGGACTTCAATAGACGATTTGCCGAGCCGTTCGGCTTCGTCAAGGCCGCTTATAAAAGTGTCCATCGCGACAACGGCGTCGTCGCCCCATGCCTGTATAAATTGCTCTGCGCTCATGTTGGCTACGTCGGCGAACGCTTCGAGCCCTTTTGCCTGATCCATGAATTTTTGTAATTCAACGCCTGTTAATCCTATATCGTCCGCGACGCTTTTAAACGTCTTCGAGTTCATATTTTTTAAAAGTTCAAGTTCTCGTAAAGACATTCCGGTTGCGTCAATAGCTTTTTTAGCCGTGTCATATGTTTTGACCGAAACTTCCATCTTCTTCATGAGTTTCGATATTGCCGATCCGCCCGCCTGCGCTTCTATTCCAACCGCTGAAAGTGAGGTCGCCACCGCTATCATCTGCGCTTCCGTTAGCCCTACAACTTCGCCCGTTGACGCGAGCCTCATTGTCATTGCCATAATATCGCGTTCAGTCGTCGCAAAGTTATTCCCTAACTCAACGATTGTTGAACCAAAACGCCCGTAATCGTCCGCACTCATTTTGGTAATATTAGCGAATTTCGCGATCGACATTGCCGCTTCGGTTGCTGACAGATTCGTCGATACGCCCAAATCTACCATAACCCGCGTAAATTCCATTATATTATCAACTTCAATGCCCATCTGTCCGGCAGCTTCAGCTACCGCGGCGATTTCCGTTGTCGTGGCGGGGATTTCAAGTGCCATCTGCCTAATATCGTTTTTTAGCTGAACGAGCTGTTCATCCGTCGCGTCAACGGTCTTTTTAACGCCCGCGAACGCGCTTTCAAACTCGATCCCCGCGTCTATTGACTTTTTAACTACTGTCGTTATACCCGCGGCGATCCCTGCGACTGCTGCCGCCATTGTTTTAGCTATCGCGGCGGCGGCTTTGCCGACGGCGCTTCCGACTCCGCTGACTACTTTGCCGAAAGTTTCAAATTTTTTACCGGATTCGTTCGCGCTGTCGCCAGATTTTTTAACTTCGTTCCCTAAAGTGTCAGTACCTTTTGCGGTTTTATCTGCTTCTTTTTTTAGGTCGCTTAACTTAACTTCAGTATTATATACTTCGCGCTGAAAAGCCCGGTACGCTTCCGGTGATATTTCATTATTCTGGAATTGTTTAGCGACTTCTTCCTGTACACTTTGTAATGTTTTAAGTTTATTACTGACTTCTTCAATTTCTTTCTTGAGCAAATCTATTTTTTGATTCCTTAGCCATGTGTTTCCCGGATCGTTTTGTAATAACTTATGTACGGTGTTTATTTCTTTTTGTAATGAATTAATATCTTTATTAACGTCGCTTAACGCTTTCGACAATCCCGTCGTATTGCCGCCGATCTCAACGGTGATCCCTTTTAAGTAATCTTTGGCGGCCAGTTTAATCACCTCCTGCTTTGTAGCGTTCCCTCAATTTCTGCCTGTCCGGTTCCGTTTGCTCAAGCCGGCGGCACTTCTCTAAATATTTCCGGCCCGATTCCGTCTGCGAAGCCTTATATATCATCGCGTCGCGGAGTAATACGAGCCAGTCGTAAAAACACAGGTCGTATGTTTCAAACATGCTGATCCCCGTGTATTCCGCTATTAATTTTTCGCTGTGCGTGGATATGTCATATGTGTTTACCTCATCATCCTCGGAGGGATAATAAGGTATCTTTAGTTTGGGTCTTTTTTTACCTCGCGCAAAAACGCGCCGTATTCATCCAGAAACGTTCGGATCGCGTATATGTCGAGATGTTCAATATCATTTTTACTGATTTGTATATTTCCCTTGTTGTGCGACATAAGTTCAGCGCAAATTTCATATAGGTCGTCGTTTGTTTTCAAGGTTTCCTCGGCGTTTACCAATCTGTCAACAAGCCTTTTTGAAGCCGGATATATTTCAAGTTCGGTATCTTCCGAAATACGCACTTCAAGCGTCGGTCGGCTTATATTTAATAAATCCAATTTCACTTTTTTAACCTTCTTCTCCCGTTACGTCTTTTTTTTCCTCCTGCGCTTTGATCTCCTCTTCGTAGATGACGAGAGTACCCTCGCTGTCATGCGGCATTGCCTTCCATTCAGCGTCGATAACCGTTTCTTTGTCTTTGGCGAAAGCTATCGTAAATCCAGCCTGACTGCTGCCGACGATGGTAACGCGTATATCGCCGTCGATGGGGTCTTCATGTAAAAACCTTATCAGATATTTTTTACCGTCGGCATTGCCTACGCCGCCGATTTTAACCGTTCTTTTTTCTGCCGTTTCCGTAACACGCGCCGTCTGGCACAATTTTGAAAGCGTTGATCCATTCCATGTCATAATACCGGATTTTAATAATACGTCTTCGTTCGTCATTATCTGTTTGACGTATACGCCCGAATCGTCTTTAGCTTCGTAAAATTCGCTTGAGTATTCCAATGACGCGCCGCCTTGTATCGCGCCTATTCTGTTATTTTCAGTTTCTATTGTCGTATCGTTCGGTATTTCTCCGGTATATAATATTACAAACAGCTTGCCGCTGCCGAGTACGATTCTTTTTTCCATTTTTATTTCATTCTCCTCTTTGTAATTATTTTAAATTTGTATGTCATGCAGAATAAACTTTGACTTGTGATATAGAACTCTATTTTTTCAAATTCCGTCGCCGGTAGAAGGTTCTCCAGCTGCTCTTCCAGCGCGAAATCTTTTTCGCTTGTATACAATTCAATAGTGTAATCGGAGTCTTTTAATCTCCATTCGTTGTCCGATCCCGTGAACGTTTCCGTTTCGATAAACCACACGGCAAACGGAACTTTCGGCGGATCATTTTTAAATAACTTGTATTTATACGGGATTTTTAAGGTATCGAATATTTCTTCAACTTGATTTTTCATATTTTTTCGCCTCGTATAACTTTCTCCATTAACGCAGGCAGTTCCCTTCTTGCGAGTTCCGCGCCGTATTTGATATGCGGAAACGCGCGTGTCATACCGCCGTTTCGCGTTCTGTGACCGTGTTCAAGTAAATGCGTCAGTCTGTAATGCGGAGCTTTTACGTGCCATGTGTTGCGCTTATTATACTTGTCCTCAAAACTTTTTTTAATAGAGAACGACTTTACATAATCGCCTGTCCGCTGCTGAAACGTTATATTCGCGTTGATTTCCGCCATAACCATTTTACTGACTTTATCGACGGCTTTGTGAGTGCCTTCCGCTACATCGTCAGAATAATCCTTGAGCGCGTTAATTATCGCCCCGCCAAACTCCTCCGCGCTGACTTTCTTTCCCATTAAAATTCGCCCGCCTTGATCGTAAGGTATAATTCCGTTATATCGCCTTTTTCGTATGTACGGTATATGACATGCTTGATTTCATTGTAAAAAATATATGGTTCGCCGTTATATTCGTTGGAACGAACTTCAAGCATGATTTCGGGTTTCAGGTCGTTTAATCCCGCCTGATGAAATTCCGATTGCCGTATACTTTTTTTATTGCAATATACCTGCCGTTTCTTACCATTCGGCATAAGAAAATATGCTACTTCCCGCCACATCATACATTATCACCGTATCTGTAAACGGACGATAACGTCAGCCGCTTTTTCATATTTTCAAATACTACCCTGTACTGGTCGGCTTCCGGTGAATCGAAACCGTAATTAGCTTTCACGTATGAAACGATTGCGGTTCTTATCAATTGGTCGCCCTCGTCGTTGACTTTA